AGCTTCTTTAAATCCTAAAATTATGGAAACTGTCATCTTATCTATGTCTTCTCTTCTACTTACTAAATTAAAAGAAAAAGATATTACCTCTCTTAACCCTGTTCCACTATTAGTGGCACAAAACGGCTTCCCAGAAAATTTTTACTATCGCTCAATGAAAAATAATACATCAGGCGGTTTTTTATTCAAAGGAAAAAAAGAAAAGTATTTAGAACATGTGTGTTTAGATTTTAAAGAAGATGGGGTTATACCCAAACCTGAAGTTGCTATTCAAGTACAGGAAATAATAGATTCTTATTTATCTGACGAAACAGCCCATACAATTGTAGGAGCTCAATTGAAAGATGAACCTAGATCTAGAACAAAAGTATTATCAGGCAACACACGAATGTTTGCTATGTCATCATATGATAGTACTTTAGTTAATAGGATGTATCTTCTTCCTTTTTATAGTCTCATGTGTGAGCATCGCGATGTTTTCTACACCAAAATTGGCATCAACATGCACTCACCTGAAGTTGATACTATGTATAAAAAACTTCGTGATTTTTCTGATAATATTATGGAAGGAGACTATGGTGGTTATGATACCAGTATGCCAGTAGGTATAGGTCTTATAACCAATTCTATAGTTTATACCATGTTAAAAAAATTAGGTTACAATGATACATCATTACAAGTTGTAAAGGGGATTCTCACTGAGAATCTCTTTCCAACTGTTGTGATGGATGGAACATTATTTACTCCTCCGGGTTTTCAACCTTCAGGTAAATACGCAACCGCTGAAGATAATTCTCTACGTGGTCTTGTACTATTATATTATGCTTTTGTAGTTATGTGTACACCATTGGGAGAAGATAATTCTTTACACCAAACATCAAAGTTTCGTCCTTCTGATTTTCATAAATTATTTCTACCAATTACATATGGAGATGATATGTTATGTGGCGTTAAAAATGAAGTATCTCAATATTTCAATAATATTACTTATGGTCAGTTTGTTAATGAAATTTACCATATGACATTTACTACTTCAGATAAAAAACAACATACATCTAAATTTATAGATGTTAGTTCAATTTCTTTTTTAAAAAGAACTTTTGAATATCATTATTCCTTGGAACGTATTGTTGCTCCTCTTGATACGGAATCAATAATGAAAAGTTTATGTTATTTTTTACCATCTAAAGAAATTTCTAGTGATGATCAATTAATACAAACTAGTCTATCTGCAATTAGAGAAATCTTTTTTCATTCTAATTTTGAAGA